ATGAACCAATACATGGCCCTTACCAGCAACGACAGCGCCACACCGGCACTTTTTGTCGATACCACTGCACCGCTGGAAGTACTCCTCGACGCCGCGAGTTATCGGCTGCAGGCCGTCACCCAAGTGCTTGAGAACCTTGCACTACGTAGTGAGATAAGTAGTGATGCAGTGGTGCTCAGCGATTTTGCGTTGCTCTGCTCAATTCCGCTGCGCGACGGGTGCGACTTGCTGGATGTCATTGCGCGGCGGATGGACATGCCGCGCGCATGATCTAAGAACGCTACGCTTTCAAACTCCACAACCCCCAGGTCTCTGCAGAAACCTGGGGGTTTTGTTTGTCACGTATTTGACGCCATGTCCCTCGCTTTAGAATTCAAGGGCTCGCCTATACACTGAGCTGCAATGGCACCTGCGGGATCCCCTTCGATTCAGCCCTGACTCAAACAACAAGACCTTATAAAAATGAAAATAGTGTTCATCGCTACGCTGGGAATGTTATCGCTCATCCAAACGCCCCTGTCCTTCGCGGAAAATACCAATGGGAAAAACCTGTTCTTACAGCGATGCGCCATGTGCCACGGAGCTGATATCAAGGGAACAGGACCATTAGCGCATAAGAGCAATCCGCCTACGCCTGATTTGACAACACCTGCTTTCAAGAAACGACTGAGTGATTATCCGGGCGTTATTGTATCGTCGGTAATACTTCGGCCGAATGGAGACTTGATTCCGAGAACGTTGCGGGACAATGGTGTGAAGGTGCCGCCCCATGCCTGGACGGTTAATGATTTTCGCGATTTGAATCAATATATGAGTGGCGCTATTTTAAAAAAATGATGTTTTTTTAAACAGCAATCCATGTATCAATTACTTTGTCATTTGCCAAGTAGATGGGGATAACCCTCGCAAAACAAGCTCTCTCACCGAGCGAGCGTGTGAGGGCCTGTATTAAATAAGCGGCCTTATTCGAATTCAGCGTTAAGCCACTATAAAGTTCTTTTATCGCCTTGCTGATAACGGCCTGCCGTTTACAAATCGAAGCGGCGCATGGCCAAGGTCTACTGCCGTCAATTGCAGTTTGTCAGAAGCGTTCTAACTTCGATCTATCTCAAGCGCCAGCGCCCAGCGCTTAAAGGGTGCTATGCCCGCCAAACCCAGCACATCAAAAAACACCCATTTGCGAGTTCGTACCGAAAAAACCTGAACGGCTTGCCCCGGGGTAAGGCTCTGAGCATTGCTGATCGATATGAGCGCACCAGACATGCTTCCTACATAAGGCGAATTTGCGGGGTCAAGCAGACCGACTTGCAACGTCCCGCAAGCATCCGGAAGGACTAGAGATAATGTTTCACCCGTTTCCAGGCGCCCTACGACCTTACCGTCAAACAAGATTGCCAGCGCAATAGCTTGACCATAAGCGCTATCAAACAGGCCTTTCTTGCGATGAATTGTGATATCCATGCGCTGTCCTGAGAGTGCTCGATGCACAAAGTGTAGTTGTAGGTTTACGACGCACCGGGGGCAAGGGCACTGAGGACTGAACGCCGCTGATTTGTGATAGCTGAATAGCCGCTTGGGTGGGATCAGTCACACATAGACAAAGTCGTCAGCGGCAGATGGATCGGCCCTGCCAATTCAGTTATTGGCTGTACTTATGTACCCACCTAGCACACCCGTCCCATGGAGATAATTTCCAGACACCAAAAACCACAAACCCCCGACTTTCTCTAGGAAAATCAGGGGTTTGTGTTTACTTAATGTGGCGGTGAAGGAGAGATTCGAAACTACCCGCAAAGTCACTTTCATTATGCAAGTGCCCGGTTTACGCGGGCTGCAGCGATGCTCTCGCTCTAAAAAATCGGCTTTCTCAGTCCCATGGTGGTCCCATGGCTTTTGCACCAAGTTAGTGCGCGAGGGTTGAAAGGGGGTAAAAAACGGGGTGTCGCCCGATTTATGTTGAGGCATGGGAAAAAGGTAATATTGGTAATACGCTTGATAAATCAGAATAAAACCCTTTAATTTCAGTAGCTTGCTAGATATTTAGAAAGGTAATAATTTGGTAATTTGTAGGTTAGGTCATTACCTTTTCATCAGGTAATTACTGACAGGCTCAATCCTCAACAAAACCGGGGGACTTGGACGAATATTACCTTCGCCATTACCAGATATTACCCCTCAAGGTAATACGTCAAACCCACGAGCTACGCGGGCTGCGGCAGATTTAATGCCTTTCCTAACCAAAATTACCTTTTTCCCAGCCCTGGTTCCAAAATCGCCATCTGTTTGGCGATTTCTTCAGCTTGGGGCTAGTCTGAGAGCTCACAATAGGAACCCCTTGTATGGCGCATGAATATTCGCTCTCAGATGTGCTTGAAAGGATGTATGAAAATCAGTTGGCACTTGAAGCCGCTTTGATGGAACTCACGCTACGCCTGGAACAACATGGCTCCGTAGAAGTGGGTGAAAACGTGCGTGGTGCCTTAGAGGCAATCGGTGAGAACGCGGGGCATATCAAGCAAGGTTTGGCCAGATTGAGAAGGCCAGGCGCCAGCTGATGAATCGAGACAAATTGTGAAATGCCACTTTCTCGGCAAACCCACAAGATTCGTGGCTTATGACAGCTTTCGACCTCATCGACGGCAGCCACGGTCGGCGAGAAAAAAGACCTATCTCGTTTTGGAAAATACCCTTACTCCTGTATTTCTCTGTACACAGACCAATGAATCCGGGGCCTCCAGCCCTCCCCGGTCCGTGATCGTCAGCTGCACCTCCGTGCAGTCGTCCTGCACTTCTCTTCAAAACTTTGCAATCTGTGAAACTGCCGACCCCCTCAAGAGCCCCCCGGCCCGTCTAGGCTGCCGGTTCGTTTGCACTACATCTGGATTTGCACAAAAAAAGGACGCAAACCCCGTCGGCGGGAGGGGGATAAGTGCTTTTTCCCAATATTTTTTCTTCCGCCATCAGTTTCTATCAAGCATATGAAGTGGAATATGCCACTCGACCCGGATCCTTCCTGCCGGCCGCTGGACGCACTCCCTGCAGAGATTGCAGTGACCGGTTTGGTCTGAGTGGGAATGAATACAACGATGAGCGTGTGTGCGCACAGGCCTGGTGCCGTCGGCAAAGATAGCCGCGTTCAATACATTTATTCGGGTGTAGGCCCTTCTACCTGTTTTCAAGATATGTGCTTACGAAAAACACTTGAAATGCGAGTGGTAACGCTGGCCTACTCGCCTCATCAATCGGAGCAGATCAGGGGTAGAAATGGAAGTTTTCGCAATCACGCCAGAAGAACTGCAAAAGCTGCTGGATTTGAATGAAGACCACTTTAACGATGTTAAAAGTTTTCGTATCAGCCCCGCAAAATTGCAGGAATCATTCGTCGCCTTTGCAAATTCGGATGGAGGAGACTTGTATGTTGGCATCGAAGATAAAGCAGTCTCAGGCGAAAGAATAGTCGGCTTTACAGAGCAAGAGAAAGCTAACGACTTGATATCCACACTTCTTGAACAAACTACCCCTGCCGTAGAAAACGTAGTAATCGAATTTCTCGACACTGGCGAGAGAGGGCTTATCCTTCACTTCGGCATCCCTAAGAGCCCCAAGGTACATTACGCCGCGAATGGCGATTGTTATATCAGAGTCAACGCTCGAAAATCAAAAATCAAAGGCGAGCGAATCACTCAACTTGGTTACTCAAAAGGAGCCGAACTATACGAACGAAAAGCAGTTGACGATCTTGATGTTGAGGAAATTCTAGAGAGCCCACATCTAAAAAATTACATACACAGAATTAAATCCGTACTTGATCCTGAAATCTTTCTCAGAAAACAGAGACTATTGACAAAAAAAGATGACGTGCGACTACCGAATGTTGGGTGCGTACTGTTATTCGACGAGACACCACAAGCCACGCTACAAACTCGCTGTGCGATTAAAGTTTATAGACTCCGCACTACAGATAAGGAATACAAGAGAGAGCAGCTTGAGGAGATGCCTGTAACCATAAATGGGACTGTGGAGGAATTAATCAGCCAGTCTATCGCTCAGGTGGCAAAGTATATAGATGGTGCCTCTTACAATGACGGCAAAAGCATCGTAAAGCTCCAGTACCCGGCAGAAGCTCTAAAGGAAGTTCTTGTTAACGCTGTAATACATCGCGATTACAGCCTAAATGATGATGTTCATATTAGAATTTTTGATAACAGAGTTGAGATTAGAAGTCCTGGTCGACTTCCAGGATATATGACCACCGACAACATTTATGATGATCGGTTCTCGCGCAATCCTAACATCGTTCGCATGCTGCACAATCTGCCCAACCCGGTAAACCATGACATCGGCGAAGGCTTAGATACAGCAAGAAATGAGCTTAAGAAGGTCGGCCTTGTCGCGCCAGACTTTGAAGAAGCAGAAAATGCTTTCATCGTAACAATTAAGCACCAAAGGATCGCCTCAGTAGTAGACGTCGTCGAAGCGTACTTGAATGACAATCCCGGGGCCATTATAACGAATAAGTTAGTAAGGCACCTGAGCGGTGAGGATGATATGCAGAAAGTCAAAAAAGCACTTCAGCGCTTACGTGCGGATGGAAAGATAAAGCCGGTCGATGAAAATGTTCAAGTATTCAAGTATGAATACATCAAGGCATAAGTTAATTGCGTACTATCACCTTGTGATTGCCTTAAGGGCGGTAGAGAAATGTAACGCCTGAGCCGCACCGTCTTTAAATGCTGAAGCAGTATTTGGGGGCGGTGTCGGGCCATGAGTATGCACAGACAATTGGGTGTTCATCTCTTGCAACAGATCAAGCGTGTCGCATACAACCTTAAATAGGTTCACATCCTCGGAACCGATCCAGGTCTTGGGCGCTACCAACCGCTGGCTGACCGCCGCCACGCTCTTACGCAGCCCCTGAATCCTTTCCTCCATATCGCCGCCCACCGTCGCGTTGTGCTTCTGCCCCACTACCAGGTTGAGGTCCCGCCCGGTCGCCTGGTGTAAGTCATCTACCGCTGCAAGACTCGCAGATCCGCCCGATAACAGCTTGAGCGCGCCCAGGGCTTCAAGTGTCTTGATACCCCCCACCAATTCGGTTGAATGATCGTCTACGTTCTTGGTGTGGCTCTGGTACCGCTCGGTGTTGCTCATGGCCTCCACGTTCCGCTCTATCGCCTTGTCCAGGATCTTGCCGTCAGTCTGGCGCAGCCAATTGCCGTCAGCGTCGACCCGCTGCTGGCACGCCTCGCTGTGCTGCCACACCTGGTCACCTTTCGGGACGCGGGGCATACTCAGGCCGTGGGGCAAAATGGTTTGGATATAGGGCTTGTGCGGCAGACCGTACGCGAAGCACACCACAACCTGTGTGCCTTCCTCGGGGAACGCATAGATGCCCATTTCCTCACCACCGGTGGGCAGTGGCAACGGCACGCCGGCCAGGATCGGCAGCTTGGTGTCTGGCTCGCCGTCAGGCCCCATGACCTCAATGTCGACCGCGTAGCGTGGGCGGAAATCGTCACAGATCCCGGCGCCGGCGGGCGCGTCGGCCACGGCGACAACCCGGGCAAAGCGTGGCAGGTGGTAACCACCAGTGAGTTCGGGGAATTGTCGTTCTACGCTGCGGCGGATTGCGTCGTCCATCGGATGGCCATTTGATTGTCGATGAGCGCCACACTGGTGATGCGCTCGCCGTGGTTGATTGTTGCACCTGGTCGCAACCCGGGAAGGGCCGCAATCATCGCGCTTTGGTTGCCCTGGTAGTCGTCGAACAGCTCCACCGGAAGCTGCAGCGGCGAGCGAACGCCGAAGAAGCTGTCGGCCCAGCTGCCCACGAATACTTCCCCATCGCCCTGTTGCTGCCAGATAAAGTCGGGGATGTTGAAAACCCGGGCCAGGCTGTCCATGGCTTGATAGCCGGCAGCCAAGCTGTAGAAAAACGGCGCCTTCACGCCGGCATACAGCCGGTCCGGTACGCGAAAGCGCAAACCGGTGTGCTGGCCGATCTCGACCAGGACCGCGCGCAGGTCGACGTGACGCAGGTTCAGCGGCAGCGAGTTGGCCAGGATCGCGGCCAACTCGCGGCAGAACAGCACCTGCTGGCCACTGCTGGCCGTGGTGGAGCGTTCGACGTAGCCAATGAAGTGTCGCTGCAGTGGGCTGTCGTTGTAGCCGATATCGAGCGTCACCAAACCCTTGACCGGTGCAGAGGCCTGAACGGTAAACGTCGCCCGGCCGGGGCTTTTTGCGTCCAGCCGAACTTCGTTTTTGACCAGGGCATACGGCTTGCCGTTGATGGCCAATTCCTTGTGCAGCTTCATTCCTTGGCACCCCCGCCCAGCCAGGTGTCAACTTTTTTCAAAGTTGCTTCAAAGCCGGTCAGTTCCTCGGCCCCATCAGGTGAATCGCCGCCGGCGCCGCCAACCGCCCCGCCAGGGCCAGACTGCGCGGTAACCGCGTTGCCCGATCGCCGCCCTTCGACCTTCTCCGGGTTGGACAGCTTTTCAGCCAAGGTGAACTGAATCAGCCAGGCGCGCAGGTTGTCGTCCTCCCGGGCGCTCACGCCTTCGGTGAAGGTCACCTGGCGCATGCCGAACGCGGCGGCGGTATCGTTGACGATTCGGTAGGTCTTGAGCTGGCCACCGCCGGCGGTCGCTTCCACCAGGCGCATCAGGTCGCGCAGTTGCTCCTGGTCAACGAACGGAATCATCAGGTTGACGGTCAGGGTCTTGGGCTTGAAGCCCTTGTGCCCCTTGTCAGTGTTGCTTGTCTGGCCTGACAGATCGTCGCTCTCGATACGCAAATTGCCAGTGACCTTGAGGTATTTCCCGCGCACCTGGTGCCCGTCAAGTAGCAGAGTCATAGGCCCACCAGTTCGCGGACGAAGCTCAAACCCTTCTCAGATCCCACCAGGAGCGCGCCCGCGCACAGTACCCACTCATGCCCCGGGGCGTCGCCGGTCAACAGCGCTTCGCGTAACTCAGTGGCGTTGCCAGGGCCGATCATGCGGGCACACATGCTGCTGTCGGGGTTGCCATCGGCCAACAGCGCTTTCAGGCCGGCCAGTTGCTGATCCCGGCCCTTTTGCTGGGCGGCTTTGCGGCTGGCCAGCGCGGCAAGATCAGCCATGGGCGAACTGTCGGCGGCGTAACCCTCCAAAACGGCCAGTTGGCCGGCCATGGATTGCTGCGCGGCCTTCACTACAGTGCAGCGCTCCAAGGGCAACGCCTGCCAACGCGGCAAAGTGCCGGCGGCGGGAATCTCCCACTTTTCCGCTTCCAGCTTCGACAGGTGACGTGCGCGGCGTTCAGTTCGCACCAGGTCAGGCAACGGCAACAAAGCGTTGAAGCGTGCCAGGCTCGCCGCCAACTGATCAAAGCGCGTCGACAGGAACATTACGCACAGGGCGAACTGGGGGCCGTCCGGCCGGCCGGTGTCGCTCACGTCCACCAGTTTGCCGGCGAGCTGCTGCAGCAAGTTCGGCGCGGAAAGGAACCGCTGGTAGCCACGGCCCTGACCAATCCCGCTTTGAAATGGCGTCACCACCAAGCAGATAGGAATGTCGCCCATTTGCTCAGCGAGTGCGGCACGGCCCGCCGCAATCGCGCCTTGGGCAGCACCACCCACCGGCCCTGGGCTTGTGGAGGTTTTCCCGCTCAGGTCTGCCAGGCGTTTAGCCGTGCCGACCAACTCACCGCCGGCAAGCCCCTGGGCTGCTGAAAGTTGTCCCATCCATTGGGTAGCCTGGGCGGGCCAACGCATTGCCACCGGCGCCCAATCATTTGCCATCTTGTAGAACCGCGCTCAACCAATCAGGCGCTTTAGGCTGGCTCGACTCGGCCGGATAGTGTTTGGCTTTCGGCCAGTCTCTAACCGCCTGACGCCAAGTCAGCAGAGTTGTGAATTGCTCAGCCGTGATCGGCAAGTCCCCGCCCAGGTCGCGGGCGTCGCGGTATTCGGCAACGAGCGCTTCTGTTTTTTGCAGACTTGTTTCAGCCCAAAGTCGTGCAAGGACAAGAGGATCTGAATCGACGAAAACATCTTCCGCATATTTGGAAAATTTCCCGCCTTCGTCCAGGTAGGCGCGAATGGCCTGATAAAGATCCTTGTTGTAGTCCCGGGTAACATGACACCGATTACCGGCAACGGTGACCACAAAAGTTTTGTCTGCTTTAACGGACACGTCACTGAACATCACCATTACCTCCGCCGGCGGAACAGATGGAAAATCGTCAATCGGAGCTGCAACCCGGGCATTTTCAAATTCTTCAATCACGGCGCATACCTCCAAGCAAAACCATAAATAGTTGCACCACCAGCAAAAGAAATAACTGTTCCACCAGGTGCATGGCCACTTTTTCCAACAACGCCCTGGCCGGCCGCGTAGTAGTGCATCAGTGAGTAACACCATGAACCGCCGGGCGGAAGTTGTATTGAAGTGCCCATTACGCCGACACCCATAAAGTTATCGCCATCAGGCCTGTAAAAATTCTTCTCGCCCCACTGCAACCCCATGTCGGAACTGTCTACTTGGGTACGCATGCCTCGGCCTTGACTATCCCAACCGTAGCGAATTTTGTTAGTGGCCTGCCCCGCGCCACCACCCTGTTCTACGGGCGCGAACCCAAGCTGTGGTTGAAGGTAGTAAACCTGCCCACTCTCTTTATGACGAAAGTACGGGTACGCCGTGTTACCACTTGCAAACCCTAACGTAGACACAGAATCCCCCACAGTCCTGAGCAAGAGCTGTTGGTTAGTCTGCTCGATCGTGTAGGCATTCGTGATGCCATACGCCTCTAAAGAGGAACCTTTGTTGGCCTTGTCATCAGGATTGAAGTTCCACGCGGACCAGACTACGCCTAGATCAAGATTGTCAACGGTAGCCTTGAGTGCACTACCACTCCAACCAATCTTAATAACATTCCCTAACTGTCCGACACCAGTGCCTTGTTGGACTGCCGTATACCCTAACCTCGGTTGAAGATATTGGACTTGTCCATCTGACTCCCGACGGAAGTACGGAAGATTTATATCTCCCCCAGCAAGGCCGGCAGCTGTGATGCCGTCGCGGATAACACGATAATTTATCTGCTGATTAGTTTGATCAATGGTGTACGCATCCTTAATGCCATAACCCGCAAGCGAATTTGACTTATCCGCTTTGGTATTAGGATTGAAGCTGTATTCGGTCCAAATCCGACCTAGATCAGTAGCGTCAACTGTCGCCTTGAGCCCTATATCAGACCAACCAATGAACACACGGTTTGGCGTTTGCCCGATCCCACCACCTTGTTTTACAAATGCGTTGTAAGCATCTGTTTTTGAGTACGCGTCAGTGATGCCGTAGCCGCCCAGCGTCGTGGGATTGCTCCCCGCTATTATCAAACCCTTCGTGTTAATAGTGACCTTCGTATAGCCACCTGCGACTGCGCCACTGTCAGCAAGAGTCAGAGCGACTTCCACGTCAGCGGAGCCGTCAAAGGTCGCGCTGCCGGTGGCTGCGCCGCTGAAAATGAATCTGCGCGCGGTGGCCAGTTTCAGCGCTTTGCCGGCTGCAGTCGTGCCGGTCACCAGCGCGTTGATCCCGGCATTTAGGCTGTTTCGTACCAACTGCACCATGCGAGTGGTGGCCAGTACCCAAGGGTCATCCGAGTTTGAATCATTGCTGATGGCGTTCGGGATCTGGTCCAGCCCTACGTCAGCTTTGGTCGTGGCTCGGGCGCGCAACAGGGGGTAGTCACCTGCCCGGGCTGCCAGATGCTTGATCAGCTCGCCGGCGATCGGCTCGACGGCTCGCAGGTCGTTGATCGCACTGGTGGTCGGAATGTCAGCAATGGGGACCAGGTAGTGGCGAACACCGGCGCTGTCGGTGTAGTCCTGCTTATCGGCGCCGAAAACGACTTGGTACACGCCCACCACATCGCTCAATTCGCGCTGCAGCCTCACATCAAGCCAGGCCTTGTTGGGAATTGATGGAATCTCAACCGCCTGCACGCTTTGGCGCTCCAGTCGGATACCTTCCACGTAGGCAATACCAGGCTTCAGGCGGTAAGCAGCGCCGACCTTCTCCAGTTCGAAAGCGCTGCCTTGAAAGCAGGCACGGCCGAACACATCGCGATTGCTCAAGCGTTCGCGCTCATCGATGCCGCTCAGTCGCACAGTAAAGTCATGTTGCCAGGTGCTTGCATCGATCTTGATCCCGGTCAGCGCATGGGCGCCGTCAAACACCACCAAAAAGTTACGCGTTACGTTGTTGCCGATCTGGCGCGGCGGGATGTTTCGGCGCTTTTGCTGTACCGGCAGATACGCCACGGCCAGCAACACGTTTTCACTGGTCTCAAGGCCGATCCAGTTGAAGTCAAAATCTCCGATGTCGCTACCGAGCATCAGGCTATAAACCACCTGGTTCGGATTCACGAAACCTTTCTGGGTCACCTCATAGGTGCCGACAACTTGCGCCGGCACCGGCTTGCCCGCCGCTCGATCAACAGTAGCGTTTGGGTCAAGCCCGGGCACGTTGGCCAGGACAAATCGAGCAACGTTTAGAGATTGTTGTGCGCCGACTTTCTGCGCGATCAGGCTTTCACCTGCAAGGGTAATGCTGGCTCCCATGGGGGGCTCCTACAGGCTGGCGACCAGCGTTTGCTGGTCGTCGTTGAAGTCCACCGCGACGATGCGCAGTGATACGGGGGTGATGGTCACGAAGTCATAGCGCCGGCAGGTGCGGCCGTACTGTTGAATCAGCACGCGCATCAGCTCCGGGTTTTGCGACAGTTGGGAATCGGAAAGGCGAAGCAGCACCACGTCCCAATCCCGATCGGGCAACCGTTCGTTGATCTCGACATAGCCAACGCCCAATCGCTGCAGGATGCGTTTGAGCCCGGCCGTGCTGCCGGCGTCGACCGCGTTTATGAAGGCGAACTTCACCCGCAGCCGGTAGAGGGTTTCCGGTTCGTCTTTGAAGCGGCTGATGTCGCGCTGCCAGGCCAGCAGATCCAGCACAGTGATGTGACAGGTGTCCGCGTCCATCTGCAGCAGCGGCCATTGCAGCCAGCCTTCGACTTTCTGCCACCAGGACTGCGCGGCGGCTTTCAACTTGGCCAACTGCGGGCCATCCAGCCAGAAAGGCAAATTGAGCTTGATCATGCCTGCACCACCTGCAGGGTCTTGATCCGGGGAATGGTCAGCTCTGACACGATGTCGGCATTGTCAAAATGCAACGATTCAATGCCGGCGAATTGCTGGTGAAGCTCTTCGCCCAGGCGGCTGAACGAGAACCGCGATTGGGGGTAGGTCAGCGTCGGCTGATAGTCGCCGGTGCCGCTCTCCCGAAAGGCCGCGCGGATGAACTGCCCAATTTCCGCCTGCAGTTTTTCGCGTTGCTCGATTGTCAGTAACGGCCGGGGCCACCAGGTGAGGCTGAGCGCGTGTTGTGTCTCAGGCATGACCATTACCAGCATGTCATCACCGTGGCCATGGTTGCCCTGGTCACGGATATGCGAGTTGATTTGCTCCAGGTACGTCGACGCCGGTACGTCTGCATCAAACAACACGTAGGCATTTGCGCTGCCGGGGCCCCGTGGCGCGCCATGCAGGAAATACACCCCGTCCGGCCGCACACCTGGGAAGGCGGAAATCATGGCGCGGTACACCGAGTCGGTGTGCCACTGGTTGACCGCCGAGAACTGGTTGCGTGTGCGCAAACGCAGCTGATCGTCCGGCTCAGGGTCTGCACCTGGTGCAATCAGCCAACCATCCGCGTTCACCACCTGGGCGATGCCGGCAATGGGCACGGGGAGGATTGCGTAGTAACCCGGGGCCAAGTTGTAGCCGCTGCCCACTTCCTGCGCTTCCACCGGGACTTCCAGCTGCAGCACGCCATCCGCAAAGGTCGCCGCCTGGGTGGTAGTCAGCTGATAAATGTGGCCGTTGATAGCGGCGGATTGCACCAGGATGCCGGCGGGCAACTCCAGCACGCCGCCGGCGACGTCCCTGGTAAACAACAGCGTGCCTTGGGCCTTGGTCGCTCCTTTGCGCTCGACGTTGACCGCCCAGGCCAGCATGTCCAACCACTTACCCACGGCGGTTTTAACAAAGAAATTGGGCAGAACCGTGCCGCTGACAAAGTTGATCAGCCACAGCACCGGCTTGGTCACCAGCGCGGTGATCAGTCGCCAGAACGGCGAATAGGCGCTGGTGTTGCTTAGCTTGCTTCCCTGCGCGGCAACCTCCTTTTCCCAGGCCTGGCGCAACCCGTTCTCGGTAACAGGAATGCCGCTGTCTGCCAATGCCTGTTTAAAATCTACGTCGCTCACAACGTCACCTCGATGTCGCCAAATTTCAGCGTTTTCGCCGTGACCAGGTAATGGCCAGACTCCACTTGTTTGATCAGCGCCGTACCCGGTACCAGGCGCTCGTCGGCTTCCACCAGCAGTTCCAGTTGCTGGATGCAGTCGCGCTGACGCAGACGGCTACGCTCAGCCACCAGCGTGACCAGCAACCCGCTCTCGCGGATCATGTGCGCGATGTCCTGGGCGATGCTGGCCCGGTCTTCGATCAGCAGCGGCTGACGCGATGGGTCCAGCACCAGGTCGTTGTCCATGATCAGCAGGTCGATGTACTCGCTCATCCGCCCACCGCCATGGCCAACATGCCTTCCAGTTCCAGCGGGTTCATTTGCTTGGCGGTATGAATGTTGACGTTCTCCACGTGAGTGCCCTTGTTCTGGGTTTGATTGTTGTTCTGGATGCTGGCCAGGAAGCCGCCCCGGGGTACCGCGTCAGGCCGTTTCGGAGACAGAGTTGATACAGAGCCGTTGATGCGCTGCTGGCTTTGCTCGGCCTTCTCCGTGGGAGCGGGAGCGGTGACCAGGGGCGGCGTCTGCAGCGGCTGCGGGACAGTTAACTGCGGCCCGATCGGCGCCGGCGTTTGTACCGGCGGCACTGCCACCAGCTTGGGCAACGTGCGCGGCAATTCCTTGGGCGTTTGGGGCTGCGCCACCGGCGCCAGAACCTGGGATGGAAGCTGTGCCGGCGGCTGCAACGCTGCAGGTGCGGCCATGGCCGGGGCCAATACCAGTGCCGGCGCCTTCGCTGGGGGCTGCAACGCTTCCAGCGTCGGCATCACCGGCGCCGGTGCTTTAGGCGTGGGAGCCAGCACCAGGGGCGGTGCTTGGATCGATTGCTGGGGCGCGCTTACCAGTTGAGGCAGTAACGGCGCTTCGACCTGCGGGGCGCTAATGGTGGGAAGCTCTGGCGCCGCCGGCATGTCCCCGAACGCCGCTTCAATGTTCACGCCGGGGATCTTGTTCAACATCTCGATCAAGCCATTGATAGCGCTTTTAAAGACGTTGACGATGGCGTCCCACGCGGCGCTGGCCATGTTCGACCAACCGCCCATCGAGTCGAACCACTCCGACAGCGCAGTCAACTGGCCGCTAACCCACTGGAATGCCTCGCTATTGAGTAGCGCACTGGTCCAGTCGTCCCAATAGATGATCGCCGCCGCCACGGCCGCGACCAGGGCAACAATGCCGATCACGATCCAGGCCACCGGGTTGGCCAGCAACGCGGTGTTGACCAGCCAGATCGCGCCCTGCCAGAGCAACATTGCGCCCTTGACCAGGCCCATCCAGGCAACCATCAGCACCAGGCCGGCCACGAACCCCACCACCATGACGGTGTGGTACAGGAACATGGCGATACTGCGATAACCCGACCAGGTGAGGGCATTCCACACCACAACGGCCCCCAGCCACGCCATTTTCGAAAGCCCCACGGTCAGTGTAAGCAACGACATGGCGGCGGTAATCGCCAGGAACGACAGGGTTACGATCCCAATCAAGCGCGTGATGTTGGGGAACAACTGAGTCCAGCGGGTCAGCGTGCTGGCAATCCCCACCAGGCGCTCCATCAGCGGGGTCAGGATCGGGATCAACGCCTGGCCGAAGGCAATGCGCAACGCCTCGACAGCCGAACTGAACTGCTGCCACGGGTCCACCATGTTCTTGGCCATGCGCTCGGCGTTCTCGAGGCCGCGCACATTGCCCAGTCGCTCCATGCCGTTTTTCAGGCGGTCGGTGTCGCCCATCAGGCTGCTGATCAACCGCGCCGCTTCGCCACCGAAAGCATCGCGCAGCTTCGCGCCGTTGGCCTCAATCGACAGATCCCCAAACTTGCCTTTGAGCTTGTCCAGGATGTCCATCATCGGCAGCAATTTGCCCTGCTGATCCACGAACTTCATGCCCAGCTTTTCAGAGGCAGCGCTGACGTTTTCAAAGAAGGATTTGTAGAGGCCGCCAGCCTCGCCGCCGTCCATGGTGCTGCCCAGCGTTCCCAACACAGCCATCTGCTCGGCCAGGCTCACACCGGCAGTGCTGGCCAAGCCACCTGCAGCCTTGAACGCCTCACCGATCTGCTCGCCACTGGTGCGAAACAGCTGCACGGCCGTGGCCGTCTGGCCCGCCAGGGTTTCAACCCATTGGCCTTTGCCCATGGCGTCGGCCTGGCCTTTGAACAAGTTGTACATGGTGCCGACATAGGTGCCCATGGTGTCGGCGTCGGACTTGGTGGCCTTGGCCAACACGTTGCTGGCATTGGTGAAGGTGGCCAGCTGGCTGCCAACCAACCCTTTGATGGCGCCCTCGATGTGATACGCCGAGGCGACAAAGTCCTTGGCGTTCTCGCCGTAGGCCACCGAGAACTCCAGTGACTTACGGTTCAGCGAGTTCAAGGCTTCTTCGGCCACGTTCAGCGATCGGACCTCGCCAAGGGCGCGGTTCATCTCCAAAGCGGGTTCCATGGATTGGGTGATACCGACATAGGCGCCCGTGATGCCCGCCAGACCAAAACCCATGGTTTTGATGTGCTTTTCGCTCTGTTCGGCCAGGTCGGAAAAACCGGTTTTGACCTTGCCCATTGGCGCCGTGACCTTATCGGTCAGGCTCAAAATAAAGGCCAGGCGGGCGCTTTTGTCAGCCATCAGTGTTTATCCGTTGAGTGCGTAGGCGATGCCATTGGCAATGGCGATTTCCATGCGGCGCCAATGCTCGTCCTCCAGCCACTTGGCCGTTCCCATCACCTCTGCGGTGGGCTCGGCACCTGGTAGCCAGCGGCCGGCCAGGGCCACCAGTTGGCCCAGGCCGTTTTCGGTCAGTCGTTCGGCGTGCTCGAGGGCTTTTTTACGGTGATTTCAACGTCCGGGCCGTACTCCTCGAGGAGCGCGCCCGCCAGCTGCATGACCAGCACCGGATTACCCAACAGAGGCTTGAGGGTGGCGCGTTCTTCCTGCTTAACGGTGGTCACCAGCAGGTTATTCGCCGGCGAAACCTTGTTGGCCTGGGTCACGGCGTTGAAGTACTTCGTCACGTCCTGGGGGGTCAGGGCGAAGGTGAATTCCTTGTCGCCTACTTCCAGGGTGATATCGCGTGTATCGGTCATGGGTGTTGCTCCGTTCAGAGGTTGGGTGTCAGTTATGGTTGGCGCGGGCAAACCCGCAGGGCATGGTCTTGCAAGCCCAGGATCATTTGCCGGCTGAGGGCGAGCTGATCTCTGAGGGTGAAATAATCCGATCGAGCGTCTGCTGTGAGTTCGGCGGTGCTTGCATGAGCCACGCCGCCGGCGCTGGCACTGGCGGGCACTGGGGCGCTGCAGGTGGCGTTGAGCCGCAACCGCTTACGGCCAGTGGCAACATCGAGACGCAGAGCATCGTTTTCAGCCCGTTCATGGTTCAGTTCCTGGGTACGTTGAAGGTCGATAGCGTCACGCTCAGCCAGCATTTCGCCGCTGATCCGCGCGGACTCTCGCAGGCCGTTCACTTCAAACAGCGCCGCGTCACGCTCGATCCGTGCGTTGTCGCGCTGGTCCTGCAGCAGGTCAAAGCCGAACCAGGCCACCAGGCACAGCACCAGGATGAAAGTGCCTTCGCGCATCACAGGCCCGCCTTACAAAGCTCGGCCTCGGCCAATCGGCGTTTATGCAAACCTGGGACTAATTCCTTCTTGCCATCGGCGGTGGTGATGAAGGCCCAGACCGGTGTTTTGCCGTCAGGCGCCCAGGCCAGCGCCTGGCAGCCCTCTTTGATACGGCCGGCATTGATCAATCCCACGGCGCGGCTCGCGCACGTGCTGGCAGTGCCGAAGTTGTGGCCATGGCTACTCAGGGCATCGAATGTGTTCTGGCCCACGTTCTGGTTGGTGATGCAGTCGGCCAGTTGCAGTTGGCCTTTACTGATCACCAGTTGCTCCACCTCGCTGCAGCGCGCATCCGACCAGTAGTCGCCTACAACTACCGGGTAGGGGCTTGTATGGCGGGTGATGCCCTTGCACACGGTGGGTAGGCCACGGGCCAGCTTGTCCGCATAAACGGTGTTCTGGGCGTTGCCTTCCCAGGTGCCCAGGAAAACGACCAGCGCAGAGCTGCAGAGCGTGATAGCGCCGGCGGCGATCTTGCCGCGCAGGCTCACGGCTTCACCTTCCATTCGCGCAGCATCTGGCGATATTTGGGAACCAACAGCAGGATCTGCAGCACCATGTAAACGGCAGTCAGCATGTAGGCGACAGCCGACCAGTCGACGGCCCCTGTCGCCCCAGTGGCGGCTACACCGATCGCAGGTGACGCCTTCGCCAGTGCGATGGCGGTGTCCTGGGCCGCCTGATTGGTGCTCATCGCTGCACTCCTTTTTCGAAGAAAGACTGGCACGGGACACACCGGGTCTTACCGCCGAGCGCCTGGCGAGCTGCCGGAATCTCGTTATCACAGTCCTGGCAGTGAGTAAGGCTTGGGCCCGTTGACTCACGCCGGGCCTGGGCCAACTGGGCGTTGATAGCCTGGTCCCGCTGACGTTGTTCCAGGGCTTGAGCGCGATCGAACGGGCATACCATCAGCTAATGCCCTCGATCTCGGTGGAATCCAGGTAAGGCACGCCGTTGATGCGGATAAAGTCCGGACTGGTGACCTCAAACGGCACCTTGTGCTTGGTCTTCTCGCCGCCCTTCGGATCAATGCTCAGCAGGCTGGAAATCTTCAACTTGCAGCCGAACGCCTCAATGCGCAGCTCGTCGTCGCCAGCCTTGGCGAAAAACACCACGTCGAACGCATCCAGCTTGCGGAAGCTGCCGGCAGTGCGCGCCGCTTCGACCACCAGGTTAAAGTTGGTCGAGTCCAGCTCAACTTCACCTGCCGCCGCCACGTCGCCGTCGACGTAGCCATCAGGCACGCCCCGGGTTTGCGCGGTCTTGCTGTTGTCGGTGATATCCAGGGTGCAGCTTTCGACGTGTACCTGCAGATCGCCCAGGTTCACGTCAAAGTTCTTGCCGCCAATACGTGACATGGGGGGGTTACTCCGAATCGTCGTTGGAAAGATCCAGGGCGATGTTCGCCGTGAGGTCTTTCGGGCAGTTGTGGGGCTTGAGCTTGATGTACGCCTCGACGGCGGTTTTGCTCTTCCAGGTCAGCACGATGTCGCCGTCTTTCGGCGTTTCGATCTCTCCCGGGAACACCTGTCCGGCGAACTTGACCGACTTGGCCATCTGGCGCAGTGGCGCCATCAACGCGTTGACGTTCACGGCCATGCTGTTGGGTGTGTTGTTCAAGCGACGATCAGCCACACGGCGGATCAGCAGCGGCCGCACCTGGCGCGCCGCCTTGTCCGTCAGGCGCAGATATTCGACTACCTGGTAGTCGCTGCCTGGGGTGTCCAGCATGTTGCCGTCGCCCCAATAAACACCCGGGTAGTCCGGGTAGGTCTGGGAAACAGAAAAGCGAGACTTGTCCAACTCGGCGCGGATTGCGGACGGCAGCGGCACGCCCTCTTTATCGACCGGCACACTGCCCAGACCGGTTACGGCACCGGTGGCCACACGCATTGGGCTGTCGGCAATACTCACGGCAGCGTTGGCCAAGCGACCAGCCAACACGCCCAGGTCATTGCCGTGCAACTGCGGCACCACCATCACACGCGGCGCGGCCACGTTGTTGGTAATTGCCTTTTGCTCGGCCACATATTCAGACCAGGACTGCAGCACGGTCGGGCTGGCAGTTGCTGCCATCACGAACAAGCGGCGGCCGTAGACGTTATTAACCAGCACCGCCGCGTCGTGCATGGCCGCCAGGTCGTCGCCCTTGGTCACAGGCTGGGTGATAACGACTGCCTCGACCGAAAAGCCCTGCTGCTGGCAAGTTTCCAAAGAGGCGCGCCAGTCGGTATCGGCCACGATCGGTGCCGCCAGACAGGCCCAGCGATCGCCACCGTTCGAGCGAGCGGCAGTGATCTGGGTTTTCAGGTCGCTGGCAGCGATACCCAGGGCGGCATCGAGGTCGCTTTCGGTATTGAGCGGCACAAGTTTGCCGATGTTTTTTGGAGCGGTTTTCGGACCAGGCCCGATAAACAGAAAATAGCGTTCGATCTCAGTCACGGCGCCTTGGCCCAGATTGAGATTGTTAACGCTGACTTTGCCAAGTGCCATGCTGTGCCTCGTTAGCGGGGTGAATTAAGGATTTGTTCAAAGACCTGGTTAACCAGCTCGCGGGTTTCGCCGCTGGTTTCCACGCCCAGGAACTGGCGTTTTGGCAGGGTGATGTCCCAGCTTTGCGCGCCCGTTTTCTCGGTTCGTTCATCGTTCAAAATGCGGATCAAAAGGCCGGCCTTGGCGTAATTCACATGCTCCTGAATCCAAGCCACCGACGGCCTGGCCAGCGCTCTTTTGCCTTTGTGCCGGACACGAAAGCCCAACCGGCGCAGGCGCTTGGCCTGTTTGTCGGTGCATGCAATGCCTGGTGGGACTTTGTTCCAGCGGCGCATCTGCGCAGCGGTACGTCGCTCGCTGACGCCGTTGTGCTGCTGGGCGGCGACCCAACGGGTCAAGGCGTTTTTCCAGCCCAGTTCGGCTTCGTCCGAACTGACGCGGGTCACCTGCAGCAGCTTGGCCAGGCCGGCTTCCATCTTTTTTTTGCCTTTGGCGCTGCCCTTGCGTTCAGCGAACGGGGAGCCGTCGGTGTTCTTCTGCTCACGCACCCGCTTACGGCTCATCGTCCGCACGCGTGTGGTTACCCGGTTCAACAGTCGCCGGCGCAACTGTGGCGACAGTTCAAGCAATGCCAACTGGGCGTCGACGTCGAGCAAGCCCCTGATATCGAGGTCGAGCGGGTTAGCGGCCATTGCTGCCCACCTCGCCATGCTCGGCAACCCACAGATCGAACGGCACGAATGCCCAAGTCTTGCCGAACGCCTCGATCTCGCCGGCAGGGTCTTGGGCGAGGTATTGCGGCTCGACGAACTCCAGGGACAAGTCCACGTCGAAGGTGTCCTGGTCGAGGGGTTCAACGGCAAACAGGGGCGCCGGCAGTTCGTGGCGGTTCCGGTCAGGATCGTGGGTTTCCAGCCAACTACCCACCAGGGCCATCAGCCTGGCCGGATTGCCGGCGAAGCGTTCCAGGGAGAACACAGCGCGATAGCGCATGTCAGCCATGTGCAGGCCGTCGCGGTCGGGTTTCCAGATCAGCTCAAGGCTGACCTGCTCGGTCCAACTGTCGAACTGCTCAGGCTCCACCAGGTTGCGGGCCATCAGATAGGCGGTCAGCGCCTGCAGCTGGATCACAGCAACGCCGCCGTGATGCGGCCACGGCCCTGCAGGGCACGCACGGCTTGCTGGCTGAACGCCAGGAAGGTTTCGGCACGCTCAGGCGCTTCCTTGCCGGTGTTTTCGGCGCTCTCGCGGCGGGTGACGGTTGCAAACTGTGGCAGCAAACTGCCCTTAGCGCGGCAGTACACGGCGCGCTTGTACAGCTTCACTTGGAAGGTACGTTCTGGCAGCAGCGTGGAATCTGCGGACTCGACACGCGTCATGCCGTTGGCCTTCCAACGTGCTTTGCACCTGGCCAGGTCCGTATTGACCTCGACCATGGCTGTGTTCAAGGCGTCGGCCAGCAGCTCTACCAGGTACTCCGCCGGCAGGCGTTGTTCCTTTTGGAATTCGGACACAGAGAGGTCTGGCCAAAAGCCGTCGTTCTCGATCGTCAGTTCCACAAAGGTGGTGGGTTTCCCGGAAAAACTCATTGCTGGCCGCTCAAATAGGGCGGGGAGTCTGTTTTCAGTGGGACGGTCCATAAATGGGCGGCTCACTTCCACAGATCCCCGCTGGGGGGGGTAGTCGGTTATTCGGTGGCCGGGTTAGCGGCCGTTTGTTTTTCCAAGGTTCTGCGGATCTGTTTGATGCGCGTGTTGTTGCCGGCCTGGGCGTACAACTCCGTCGAACGCTCCAGGTGCTTGAGCGCGGTCTCCCACTGCTCGGCCTCCATGGCGCGCATGCCGATCAACTTGTGGTACTTACTCGGGATCTGCTCGGTCAGGTTCCACTCACCATCAACTCGCGGCAGTAGGTCGGACAGGTAAGGTTCCGGGCTGCGCTTGGCGGTGTATTCGGCGTAGGCCCATTCGCACACGGCATCGGCAACAAAGGTCGGGATGTCGCGGCGCTTGAAGCGCTCCGGCATCTGCTGGCCCTGTTCCATCAGGAAGTCAGCAAGCTCCAGGGCGTCTTCGAACTGCGCGGTATCGAACAGCCAGACCATGACCTGCACCGCAACACGATTCGGGAAATTCAGGCCGGACTCGCAGTAGCGCTGGACGTATTCCTGGTACTTGGGCAGCAGCTCGTCGCGCTTGAGCGACTGTTTACTGGCCAGGTTATTGAGATCACTCAGGCGCGCCAGGTCCTGGTCCAACGCCGCTTCCTGCAGCAGCAGGTGCTTGCGGGCATTGGCAGGGCTGCTCAGGGCTTCCGCCGGCGAGTAAGGAAGCGCTGCGGAAGCGGCAGCCGCCACAACGGCGGCGCCTCCCAGGGCGATGGTTCGGCGCTTGTGCGCGAGGGCCAGACTCACGCGACCAGCTCCACGTTCTCGGTCATGGCGAACTTTTCCAGCTGCTCGATCACATAACCTTCGTTGCGGCTGTTGTAGTCCTCGACGCGGGATCGCTTGGGGTTGTCGATGGTCTGTTTACGCCAGCTGGAATCCTGGAAATAGATAGACAGGTTGTCCCAACTGGTGACGACCACGCCGTTGACCGGGAAGAACGGCACGCTAAAGCTCGGCAAGCCGCCATAGGTGGCGATCACCTGGGCTTCTTCGATGCGCTCTTTTTCGGTCGGGGTATCGCCCTGTTTCGAATACAGCTTGGCTTTGTCTGCGGCCAGCAGATCCGTGCCGATGATTGCGATCAGGTCGCCGGCATCGCGCAGGCGCTCGTCAACCAGTTGCTTGGTGTCATGCACCAGGGCATCGAGGTTGGCATAGTCGCCACCGGCGCCAAGGGTGACTTTGCCCGCAGCCTTACCTTCCATGAGTACCTGGGCCGGGATCTGCTCACGGGCCTGCTGCAGCCAACCTTTGTTGACGTCCTGCAGCATTGGATACTGCTTGATGTCGGTCTGTTTGGCAGCGTGCGTGCCATGGAAGCCGACCATGATGCGATCCAGCGCGATCTGCTTTTGCACGGCAGCGGAATAGCGCTGGTGGAAGTCCGGAAACTTGGCCCAGGCGTCGATTTTGGCGTACGGCAGGCCCACATCGGACTCAGTGGAAGACAGCTCATAAGTGGACTGATCCAACGCCGATGCGTCTTTGGCTTCGCGGTCCTTGGACGTGGTGTCTGTGCGACCGGTGACTGGCCCCGACACACCGATGAAGACTTTCTGCCCCTTGATCTCGGTCACCGGAATGACGTTGATTCGTCCCAGGAAGTCCGACTTGGCCGTAATAGCGTCGTTCAGTTCCTGGGCAATCGTCGGATCGACGCTGAACATCTTGGTGGCAAGGTCAACGCCGTAGCTTTCCGCAATGGCGACCTGCAGTTCTGCGAACATTTGTGCGCCGAAAGCGCTCAGGGAGTAGGCCATGTTAGAGCACCCGCTTTTTGACGTTGGTTACCGGGCCGGGATTGCGCGGCAACTGGCGACCGATGGGGTTGTTCTGCAAAGCACTGAACTGCTTCTGCAGCGCATCCAGCTTGGCAAGTACAGCCTGATTGCCCTTGTTCTTGCGGCGGAATTCGCGTTCGTCCTCGGCAGTGGCCACAATCTCGTCCACTGCTGCGCTCACGTCGTCGATCAGGTCCGAATCTGGCGCGGGCGCATCTTCGGCGGCTGGTTCAATGACGGCCTGCAGGCCGGCAGCGACAACCAGCAATTGGGCCACCAGGGCCGTCAAAGCCGTTGCTGTAGCTTCATCCATTGGGGGTTTGCTCTCTGTTTGGGGTGGAGTGGTTTCGGTGGGCAGCACGTCGGCGGCGAAACGCTTGAAAAAGCCGGTCAGGGCATTGATCAGTCCGGTTTCGGCGGTGGGTAGGCTGTCGTCCTGAAGGCGGCCGAGTTCGACCGAGGCGGCGTAATAGGAAGCGCGGTTGTTCTTGTGCGAAAAGTAGAGTTCCTGGGTGCCGACACTTGCCGGCTGGTCGGTAACGCCCAAGCCGGTCAGATAGGCTTTACCTTTGCCACGGAAATCGGGGGTGATCTCAATGCTGGTGAACAGTTTCTGGCCTTGGTCATTCAGATACAGCAACCGGTCGTTGGGCTTCAATTGCGCTTCCAATGCCACTTCGCCTGGCTCCAGGTCTTCGGCGTCTTCCACCAGACGCACCGCGTAAACGGTGCCGTGGGAGCCTGGCAAGCGTTCGTGATCGCACCAGATCACAGCCGTGTAAAAAGACGGCTTGTAGGTTTCAGCGATGTCGCGCAGTTCCTGGGGAAGGATCACGCGCCCATCAACGGTGGCTCCGCTGGTGGCGACACGCTTCCAGAACGAAACAAGGGAACGGGGCATGGGTTTGACTGCGCTCAATCACTGAATGAACCGCCACGATAGGGAGCCGCCAAGCCTCAAACAAACGGTTCAAATGCGCGTTTCTCCTATATTCGACATATAGGTGGATCACGGAATTTAACCCCGCGTTTCCGGCGTTTTCGCCGCATAGACTGCGGCCCATGTACTACTCGACCGAAGTTAAAGAAGCCGCCAAACGCCTGTTTCTGCGCCGCTGTAAGGCCAAGGAAATTCAGGCGCAGCTCAACCTGCCCAACATCCGCATCGTCTACTACTGGATACGCCAGGGCGGTTGGGAAGACATGCTGTCGGATGAAGAACCGCTGACGGCCGTGGGCCGGCGAATCACCCTCCTCCTGGACAAAGCCGGCAGTCTGACCAAGGACGACCTCAACGAGCTGGACCGGCTGACCACCGTGCGCGAGCGTCTGTTAAAGCAAGCGGCCAAACCGTTGCCAGCACCGATCGGGGAACCTTCCGGCGAGCCACAGGAAGGCCGCCAGCGGCCGCGTGGCGAACGCTCGGCGCGTGGCGATAGCAGCGGGAAGAAACGCGAGAAGAAAGCCAAGAACGACATTAGCGGGCTGACCGAAGTCGACTTCCTGGATAAGTTCATCAGCAAGATGTACCGCTATCAGCAGGAGCTGTTTGCCGCGAAGCAAAATCCGCTGACGTGCCGAATCCGCAACATCCTGAAAAGCCGCCAGGTAGGCCTGACGTATTACTTCGCCGGCGAAGCGTTCATGGATGCGGTGCTGACCGGCGACAACCAGGTGTTCCTGTCAGCCAGCCGCTCACAGTCGGAGATTTTCCGCAGCTACATCATCCAGTTTGCCAAGCAGTGGTTTGACATCGAGCTGACCGGCAACCCGATCACGCTCAGCAACGGCGCCGAACTGCGTTTCCTATCGACCAACAGCAGCACCGCCCAGGGCTACCATGGCCACGTCTACGTCGACGAATATTTCTGGATACGCGACTTCGAAAAACTCAGCACCGTGGCCAGTGCCATGGGCACCCACAAGAAGTGGCGCAAAACCTACTTTTCGACGCCCAGCGCGGTGTCGCACCAGGCGTACCCGTTCTGGTCCGGCGAAGAGTTCCGCAACAGCAAACGCGGCAAGAAAGCCGGTGGCACCTGGCCCACCGAGGGATCCTATACACAGGGCGCGCTTTGCCCCGATGGCCAATGGCGCAAGACCATTACCATTCAGGATGCGATCGACGGTGGCTGCGATCTGTTCGACTTGGAGCAGCTGCAGCTGGAGTACGACGAGGACAAATTCCAGCAGTTGTTTTACTGCAAGTTCATCGACAGCAGCCAAAGCGCGTTCGGCCTCAAAGACCTGGAGCGCTGCTATTCCGATCTGTCGTTGTGGGAAGACTACAACCCGGAACTGGATCGGCCTTTCGGCAACAGCCCGGTATGGCTTGGCTACGATCCGAGCCGCACCCGCGACGACGCCACGTGCGTGGTGGTCGCTCCACCACTGGAACCGGGGGCGAAATTCCGCATCCTGGAAAAACACAGTTGGCGGGGGCAGTCGTTCAAGTACCAAGCCGACCAGGTCAAGAAACTTACCGAGCGTTTCAACGTACAGCACATCGGTATCGACACCACCGGTATCGGCTACGGCGTGTTTGACCTGGTGCGCGACTTCTATCCGCGTGCGACCGCGATCCACTACAGCCTTGAAACCAAAAACACCCTGGTACTCAAGGCCCAAGACACGATCCAGGGGAGCCGCATCGAATGGGACGCTGGCTGGACCGATATCGCCCAAGCGTTCCTGACCATCAAGCGCGGCACCACCACCAGCGGCCAGGTCACCTACAGCGCTTCGCGCACTGACGCCACCGGCCACGCCGACATTGCCTGGTCGATCATGCACGCCCTGTTCAATGAACCCCTCAACACCAACAAGCGGCGCCGTAGCCGCTACGTCACGAGCGGAAACAATGCCCAAGCAACGACACAAAAAGCCCCAAATCAACCAACCGGCGCGACAGCCCCAGCCCATGCGGGCGTTCACCTTCGGGGAGCCCGAACAGGTGCTGTCCGGCAACATCGGCGAGTACCTCGGGGTGTTTCTCAGCGACGACGGCGAAATCTACAAGCCGCCGGTGTCCCGGGCGGGCCTGGCCAAGTTGCTACGCGCCAACGCACACCACGGTGCCATTCCAAAATTCAAACGCAACCTGCTGCTGCGTGAGTTCATTCCGTCTGAGGGGTGCAGCACGCAGACCATGGGCCGTGCGAGCCTGGATTACATGGTGTTTGGCGAGGCCTATTTCTATCGCGATACCAACGCATTTGGCGATGTGCTGGAGATGCAGCACCTGCCGGCTATCAACATGCGGGTGAAGGTCGACGGCGGGTTCAGGATGTTGCTGCCAGACAACAAATACATGGACTTCGACCAGGACGAAATAGAACACGTCCTGGACTACGACGTGGAACAGAACATCTACGGTGTGCCTGACTACCTGGGCGGCATGCAGGCGCTGTTGCTCAACGAAGCCGCGACCCTGTTCCGCCGGCGGTACTACAGCAATGGCGCGCACGCGGGCTACATCTTCTACACCAACGACCCGGACCTGACCGAGGAAGACGAAGAAAACCTGCGCGCTCAGATCAGCGCCAGTAAGGGCGTGGGCAATTTCCGATCGATGTTCGTCAACATCCCCAACGGCAAGGAAAACGCGATCCAGATCATCCCCGTGGGGGACTTCCAGGCCAAGGACGAGCTGGAGAAGGTCAAGAACATCACCCGCAACGACGTGATCGCCGCTTGGCGAATGAACCCTGCTCTAGCCGGGATCATTCCCGAAAACAACGGCGGGTTTGGGGATATCGAGAAGATCGATCGCGTTTACACCAGCAACGAGATTAGGCCGATCTGTCAGCTGTTCAGCCAGCTCAATGAGGTGCTTCGACGGGACAGGCGTATTAGCTGGAAAAAGATCGATAGCACAGGGGAAACCTCTATCTGACACCTATCAACTAGAGAAATATACTGCGCCACATGCGAATATAGTGGCAATAAGCTGCACCCTGGGGAGGGGATATGAGAGTTACTTGCAAATGCGGACACAAAGGGCGAATTGCGTCACGTGAGGTTCTGTCAGCCGACTTTGCGAAACTTTACTGCCAGTGCCTCGATGCAAAGTGTGGGCACACCTGGGTCGCTAATCTCACTTTTTCTCATACGTTAAGCCCGTCCGCTCAGACGTTCGACAGGCTGCTGATGGATCGTCTTAGAGATATGCCCAGAGCCCAACAGCGGGAGCTGTTTGAAAAGCTTGGATCGCAGGCCGTCGCATGAAGCGCGCCACCGACAATCGAGTGCCGGCGGCGCTGGATTCAGCCTTCGTCGGAATGATCCGGGTTGCTTATCAGCGCTTCGGTCAGTCTTCTCAACTGCTCTTTGTCGCGAGGGCTCAACTGGCGATACAACCCAATCAGACGTCGCTCAATGTGCGAAAGCTCATACCGCGCAGATGCTGCCATTTCAACGTAACCGACATCCGCGTTTGTGCGATCCAACATGCTTACCACTCCATAAAATCCATTGCTGTCGCAGTGATATGGGGGCAAGCGAGTGGCGGGACGGAAACGGAGGGCTTAACTCACCCCTTTGGCAGCATCGTCAGCAATAGCTTTAAGAAAGCGCCGGATGGCTTTTTGATCGTCCACAGGAATGCTGCGGTACTGCTGAACAATGCTGTCTTCAACCTCAGACAACGCATCAACTTTCATCGTGGTACGAGTCCCGCTAACGATGTAAAGCACGTCAAATCCGAGCGCGCTGGCAGCCATACTCAAGTAGGAGGCCGGCGCGTCACTAGCACCGGATTCGTAGTTTCCTTGAGTTCTTTTCGAGACACCAAGTTGTTCCGCAAGTTGATCTTGCGTCAGCCCAGCCTGGGCTCGTTGTTGGCGCAACCTCGCGCCAATCTCTTCGGAGAGTGTCAATATTTTTCCATCCAGATATTTACATTGGCAGATTTTTGCCACATCCTGCGCTTGTCATCACACGAAAACGCAAGGAATTGCACTATGCCCAACTCACCCATCACCGAGCAAGCTCGCCAGCAGGCGCGTGCATCCTTGGAGAAGCGTGGCCAGACTGCCAGAAATTTTGCTGAACGGAACAACCTCAACCCCAGCACCGTTTACGCGGTGCTGAATGGCCAGAGCCAATGCCGTCGTGGGGAGGCTCATCGCGCAGCTGTATTACTCGGAATCAAAGACGGCGTGATCGAACAGTAATGGCCAGGTCTCTGAGGGAACAGCAGAAGATGAAAAGTCAGGTTCTGAAAACACGGCGTGAAGTCGTCAGTGCAATTATTTGCACCTTCGAAGGTGGCCGCGAACGCGCCGCCGCTCGCATCGGCCTACCACTTAAGAAGTTCGATAACCACGCTTACGAGAACAACAACTGCCGCCCGCTGACGGACCTACAGATCTTTCAACTGGAACAGGTCACAGGCACCCAGCACCTGGCCAACTACGTTGCGGCAATGTACGGCGGCATGTTCGTGCCGGTCATCCAACCGGAAAACCTCGACAACGTTGAGATGTACGCACGGGCAGTGCAGACCTCAGCCAAGCAGGGCACGGTCGACCAGGTTATCGCTCAAGCGATCGAGGACGGCGTAATCACCGAAGACGAGGCCGAGCTGATCCTAAATGCGCACGTCTTGCACATAGCCGCGCGCACTGCCGAAATCCATGCCGCCATCGACCTCTACCGCGCAAAGTCAGGGAAAGGGCAATGAACACTCAAACCAATGCTTTGGACTACCAACAGTGCGTGCAGAACGCTGCACTGGCATTCCTTAAGCGCCACCAAGCCGAACACTTAGGCGACTTGTCGACACTGCGCAAACGGGCGGTTATTCATCTGGTGGAGAACCTCGACGTGGCCGAACCGGTTGCAACCAAACTGACCGAACTGGCCCACATCGAGTTGCTGGACCTGCCAAAGCGCCAACGCTCCGCAAACTCGTAACACCCAACCCAACCAATCGCCGACCCCACATCCCGTGGGTTTGGGTGAGCTGCGCCCGAAATTGAGGTTTAACGATGGCCAACGCCGTAATTGTCACCACACAACTGCCCCCAGCCGAGGCCGAAGCGTTGCTGGCCAACCTTCGTGAACAGTATCGCTTGAGCCTCAACGAACACTGGTACGCCGACCAATTCCGTCTTGTTACGGCCGGTCTGCGCCACGGCGCGATTCTCGCCCACATACCGGTCATGGCTGCGCAAAAACGCCTCATGGCAGCCCTGTCCCACAGCCTCAAAGCAGTGAAGTAACCCCATGAAAGAAGACCTTCGTCACGACGTGCTGCAACGCCTTCAGGCCGACTTTGGGCTCAAGCACCGCACGGGCACCGACTACATGCGCGGCGGCACCTGCCCGAAGTGCAAAAAGAAAGAACTGTATTCCCGCTTTGATACGCCATGGATGGTGATTTGTGGTCGCCCCGAAAAGTGTGGCCACACCCTGCACGTGAAAGAGCTGTATGACGATCTGTTCGAAGACTGGAGCAAACGTGCACCGGCAACTGACCAGCACCCCAACGCAACGGCACGCGCCTACCTGGAGTTCGCCCGGGGTTTTCGGTTTGAGTTGATCCAGGGCTGGTTTACCCAGGAAACGTTCTACTCCGCTGAACACAACGCAGGCAGCGCGACGGTGCGCTTCGCCCTGGAAAAAGGCGGTTGGTGGGAACGTCTGATCGATCAGCCGCACCGCTTCGGCAAGATGAAAGCCCGCTTCAAATCCAAGGACAGCTATCGCGGCGTCTGGTGGTGCCCGCCCTGCGTCGACCTTCTTGAAGCCAAGGAAATCTGGATTGTCGAAGGGATCTTCGATGCCATCGCTTTGGTGCACAACGACATCGCGGCTGTCTCGGCCATGTCCTCTAATGCGTTCCCAGGGGATTCGCTTAAAGCGTTGGTCAAGATCCGCGATGGGGGGAAGTTGCCCAAGCTGGTTTGGGCACTTGATAACGAACCCAGCGCCAACGCATACACCCGGCGCTGGGTACGCGAAGCCCGCGCTCTGGGCTTTGTTTGTGAGTCTGCGCAGATCCCACAACGTGACGGCCGCAAGTCAGACTGGAACGACCTTCATCAGCGCTGGAGCTTCATCCAGGACGACACCAAGCGTGCCGCACAGATCGCTGCTGACCTCAAGCAAGCCCGTCACCAGGGCGCCCTGTTGCTGGCCGAGAGCGCAGCGGAAAAAGCGTTGCTGATGTACGACTGGAACAAGCGCGGGGAATTTCACCTGGGCTTCGGTAGCCGCCTGTACTGGTTCAAGTTGGACATGGAGAAATTCAACCGGGCCATGTCCGACATCGAGGACAGCGAGAACCACGACGACCAACTGCTCAACCAGGCGCAACAACGCGAAAAAGCCCTGCAGCAGTCCGGCAGTGTTGTGGAGATTGCCAACTGCTACCCACAAGCCCTGTACTTCCAGCGTAACGAGGTAACAGACGAATCCTGGTACTACCTGCGCGTGGACTTCCCGCACGACTCCGAAAGCGTGAAAAACACCTTCACCAGTGGCCAGCTGTCTGCCGCGAGCGAATTCAAAAAGCGGCTGCTCGGCATGGCGGCAGGTGCGATGTTTACCGGCAGTGGCCAGCAGCTCGATAAGCTCATGAAGGATCAACTGTTCGGCATCAAAACTGTGTCGACCATCGACTACGTGGGCTACAGCAAGGAATACGCCTGTTACGTCTACGGCGATATCGCGATCAAGGACGGCACCACCTACAAGGTCAACAGCGAAGACTATTTTGAGTTCGGCAAGCTGCGCCTAAAAACGCTGCAGAAAGGCGTACCCATCAAGCTGCAGCGCGAAGCAAAGGGCTTTGATGAAAAGTGGGTGCAGTTACTGTGGACCTGTTTCGGCGCCCAGGGCTTCGTCGCGCTGGTGTTCTTCTTCGGCTCGCTGTTCTGCGAGCAGATCCGCGCTCGTTACCAGTCCTTCCCGTTCCTAGAGGCCACCGGTGAGGCCGGCGCCGGTAAAACCACTCTGCTGAACCTGCTCTGGAAGTTACTCGGCCGCGAAGGCTATGAGGGCTTCGACCCCATGAAATCGACCAAGGCCGGACGCTCGCGCCTGATGGGCCAAGTCTCTGGCATGCCGGTTGTGTTCCTGGAAGCCGATCGCCACAGCGATGATAGAGCGAACGCTAAAACCTTCGAATGGGACGAGCTGAAAGACTTCTACGGCGGCGGCACCCTGGCTACGAAGGGCGTCAAGACAGCGGGCAACGAAACGTATGAACCGCCCTTCCGGGGAACGATCGCAATCAGCCAAAACGCGGCCGTGGTCGCCCACGAAGCGATCATGACGCGCATCGTAAAACTGCACTTTGTACGCCCCATCGTTACACCGGAAAGCCGCGCTGCAGCTGATCAGTTAAACGCTTTGGACGGCGGCAGCCTCAGCCACTTTCTATTACGGGCTGTAGGCAAAGAGTCCGCGGTGCTTGAGCTGTTCGCCCAGCGTATGCCCGAACACGAAGCGAAGCTGCGTCGCCTGCATACCCAATGTTTTGCCTGCGGCGCCGCCTATACCAGCGATCAGGGTAACTGCAGCAGTTGCGGTTATGACTTGCGCGGGTACATCCGTGTCGAGCGAATCAGCAAGAACCACGCGCAGCTGCTCTCGCTGATGGATTGCCTCCGCCTGGTGCTGAAACTGAGTGACGCCCAGGTCGCTGCCACCCAGCGCCAGATCGTGCGGATGGCCATTGAGCGCCAGGCTTCGATCAGTTCCGACCATTCGGCCGTGGCCGAGTTTTGGGAGGTCTACGACTACCTCGAATCCTTGAGCGAAGACCCGGTGGTCGACCACAGCAGCGACCCCACAGTGATCGCTATCAATCTCAACGAATTCTGTGAGCGCGCCGCCGAACACAAACAGAAGTTGGCCGACGTGGCCACGTTGCGCGATCTGCTCAAGGAATCCCGTTCCCGCAAATTTCTGGACAGCAACAAAGCGGTGCACAGCGCTGTTCGTGCTGCCTTCAACACCCGCAACCCGTGTTCACAACCCCGGCCAACGACAGTCAAGTGCTGGACATTCAAAGCGTAAAGGAGAGCAAGACCGATGCAAATCCAAGTATTTATGGGCAGTGCCGGCGACGGCAAAACCAGCAAGCTCCAATCAGTTCAGGACCGACTGGAATTCACGGGAGAAAGTGCGCCGATCATCCAGGCCCAGGCTTATGGGGAGGATGGCTTGCTGGAGATTTTGGAAGTGCGCGCAGCCGGTGGCCAACGCGAAATCCTTGTGGACGACTGCAGCCGGCAACAGATCTTGAGGGTGCTGGAATGGCAATCATGCAGTGAGCATGAACCAAAGTTTGATGGCCTGGTGATCCACCTGGCCCGCAAGGACTGACCTTTAAAAAACAGTGCCGAGGAGTTGCAGCTCCTCGACACCCGACCGCAACAGAGGGCTATACCATGCAAGCACAGAACCTAAGCAGCAGCGCCGCGAAGGCTACCACACCAGCTCGGCACCTGGTGGCCACCGCGATTATCGGCGCGGCCGTCATTGGCTACCTGGTGCACAAAACCTCTGAATCACGCACCCGCCTTGAGAGCCTCAGCCAGATGGCCAGCACTCTGGGCGAACTGAGCGAAAGGGATGCGGCTGTCGTCGCGCAGTTGCTCGCCAACACCGCTACCCGGGAGACGGCGCGCCATGCCTAAGCAAACCCATGCTACTCGCGCACGACGCTTTCCCTGGAACATCGACTACACCAGCGTTTGCGACGTATGCGGTCGGTGGCGCGCCCAGGGCAACCACGAGCAATGCAGCCGGCAACGCCAACGGCTGAATGCCCATCTGCGCATTCACACGCCCAAGCCATAAGCCGCGTCCACCAGAAGATGCGCTTCCAGATACTTGGCCCGGAAACGGGCCTTTTTGTTTCCGATCGTCAGACTGTCGCTATACGAGTGCAGCGTTAGGGGTTTACATGAGTGGGGTCGAAGCTCGCGGTAATTCCGTGAGAATCTATTTTCAATACGACGGCAGTAAATGCCGCGAATCGCTACCAGGAGGAAACACGCCGGCGAACGTCGCCCAGGCTAAACGCTTACTTGCCATCATCGAATACGAAATCCAAGCCGGCACTTTCGACTACGCGCGCCACTTCCCCAATTCAGCCAGGCTGGTGGAAAACACCTTCGGGCATTACCTGGACATATGGTTGCGGATCAAAGCCAACAGCGTAGCCGCATCGAGTTACCGGGGTTACGCCAACAAGGCCGAAGTGCATGTGCGGCCGCGCTGGGGCAAAGTGCAGATCAATGCGATCGATCACCTGGACCTGCAAGAGTGGATCCAGGGCACGCTGTCCAAAACCCTCAAAAATAAGACCATCCGCGACATCATCAGCAACGTGCGTCAGGTGTTCCGACTGTACCGCACGAGGATGAAAGTCGCGCACGATCCCACCGAAGGTTTAATGGTGCGCCTGCCCGATCCCGAAGCACCGGACCCGTTCACCCGGGCGGAAATCAAACAGATCCTGGAAACACCGACCACCCGCACGCTTGAGTTGCTGATGGTGCAGTTCATGATTTGGGCCGGGCCCCGGGTATCCGAGACCATCGCCCTGGCGTGGGAAGACGTCGACCTGGAACACGGCACGGTGACCTTCCGTCGATCGAAGGTGCGCGGCGCTTATCGCGTCACGAAAACTCGGCGCTCGATGCGCAAAGTTCGTTTACTGGCGCCGGCCTGGGACGCGCTGCGCAAAGTCGAGACACTGACACGCAAAAGAAAAGCCGAAACCGTTGAAATCGTCGAGCGGGACAATAAAACCGCACGCCGGCACACGTTGCATTTTGTGTTCTTAAACACCAAAAGCGGTTTGCCACACGCCAACGATTTTGTCGTGCGTGACCGTTTTTTCAAAGCTCATTTGCTCGCAGCCGGGGTCCGCTATCGCGGTCCAGGACAGTGCCGGCACACTTACGCCAGCCAGCTGCTGACGACGGGCATTGCCTCAATTGATTGGATCGCCGAACAGATGGGGCACACCAACGGCAACATGATCCGCCAGCACTATGGGACATGGATCAACGAGGATGGGCCGGACGTGGTTGGCATGCTACAGCTGGCACTAAAGCTCTCGCCGGTCACAGTTCTACAATGAACGCCGTAATGCCCAACGACTCGGCGAAACGACCCACCGCCGTAAGGCTGGCCCAGGTGCGCAAGGGCTCCCGCCGGGAGCGCACCGGCACCAGGCGCGCGGTGGGACCGCCCAGACGGATAGAGAGCGTCCACTTAGCATCGTCGCCGGCCACGCGGCCTACTACCGCTTCACGGATCGCGTGCTGACTGACCAGGGCTTTTAGCGTGTCCGACTGGATGGCCTCCCCGATCATGGCCTCAGCTCCCGGTGCCGCGCGGCCGCCGCGTCTTCAACGGCGATATACAGCGCCTCGATGGTGGCCGGGGTCAGCGCGCGCGCTGTCTCTACCCCTTCGACAAAACCTTGGGCGCGCGCCTGGGCCAGCTCCAGGGCGTGTAGATCGTCGGCATGGCCCAGGCGCGACAAATGGTTTTGCATCTTCGTGCGCATCCCCGGCGGCAGACTGATGGCATCCAGTCGTTGACTGAAGCTCATACGGGCACCGGTGGTAGGTCGGCCAGTAGAGCGCGCAGCTCCATCCATGGGTGCTTGGCAAAGTCGCTGGCCAGGCCGCAGCCTTCGACGTGTAGGAACGGCCTGCGCGCGTAGTCGACCCGCTGCTGTGCGTGACACACGACGCAGGACACGTACAAACGGTCCAGCGTCCAGCGGTCGTGCCAAAACTCCAAGGCGTCCTGCATGCGCTCACTGGCGCCGCTTACTTCGTGATTGTTCATGTCTTCATCCATGCGGACTCAAAGCCGAGGACCAGGCGGCGGTGGAAATCGTGGCCCAGGTTAGGGGATAGGACCTCGCAGGCCACTAAAGCGTCCAAAAAACCGATCAATTGGTTAAAGAGGCTGGGGGGCGCACGCTCATTTAGGGCTTGAATGCGGTAGGCCTCGATACGGTGTCGAATGCGATAGTGCGCATACTCGGGGTCGGCCAGCGTCATCAGATCGTTAAACCACTGTTGGGCATTGTCCAAAGCCAGAGGGTCAGTGAGCGGCGCGTACATGTCAGGTGTGGCCTTTGAAATAAAGTGAGTGGGGGGAACTGCGGAAAACCATTCCTAGGGGTGCTGGTATACCAGTGTAGGGGGTTCTGGTTTCCGTGTGCATGAAAAAAGGCCCCCACACCTGGCTTGGGTGTGGGGGCCTTTTTGACATAAGCGGCGTTATTTGAACTTCGATGACCACCTGCCTGGGGCGCTCGCCTGCAGCCGCGAAAAAATAGGTTGCGCTAGCAGTGTTGTGAGCTGGTTCATTTAGGATTAGCCAGAATATTTTCTTTGGTGTCTTGGTCGATGATATTGCGAAGCGCCTCAAACAGAGGGGCGGCATCTGTGTATTTTTTGCCATAGGCAAGATTAAATTCGTAATCGAAGTCCGGTGGATTCTTGCCCTGGTTGTGCTGAAGCATTGTTTCCAACTTATCTAGCGCCTTAACGGCTACCGCCTCAGGTGATAGAGCATTTTCGTAGTCATCCCAAAGTGCCAATATCTCCGCTTTCAACGATTCATCCAAAGCGCTGGTCAACTGAAGGAGATCGGTTCTCTCTTGCTCGCTCTTGTTGGGAAACGAATCTTTATTGACGGCGGAAATGTCGCCGTTGATAGCCTCTCCCAAGTCATGGATGACACACATCTTGAGCATTTTCAGCCTATCGAGGCTGGTCAGATAGTCCCCAAAGACAATCGCCATGAGGCAAAGACGCCAGCTATGCTCTGCCGTGCTTTCAGCGCGCCCGGAAGAGGTATGCGCGCTTCTAAGTACATCTTTAAGCTTTTCCGCCTCGCGTAAGAACTCGAGACGCCCTTTGATTTTTTCGATGTCCATAAACCCCTCTGGCTCAGTCGGTGAACAGCATGCTAATCACCATATTTAAGCCAGACTAGAACTCAAAATGGTCGGCGTCCACGCATAAAATATGCGCACCGACGCAGGTGTGGTCGTCAGAGCGTCTCTACCAAACGTGCTGCAGTTCCGTCCGAGAGGGGGATACGTGTCCAGCGACACATACTTTCCCTGATCGGAATAAGGGAAGAGTCATTGTTACCAGTTCCAAACTCCAGCGCGGGCGGCGCGAACGCTTCCCGCCATCCCGATTTATTCAGCGCGTATTCCTTGCCAATGATCTCTGGCGTCGCGAATCTCCATAGCGAATGACCAAGCAAGTCGCTAATCGGGCTGGCGAACTGCGCGGCACGCGCGGGAGAGCACGCCAGCAAACGATGCGTTAGGTCACATATGAGATGAACGGGCCGCGAGCTTTCCTTAACCAGACGAGCCAAGGCTTGATCAGCGGCTGCATCGAGGCGAGCAGCCAGCAATTGCTCAAGCTTTTCGTGCGCGATGGGATCGATTGCCAGTACACCACTTTCCCAGCGAGAAATGGTTGACTGGGTGACTTTAAACAACTCCGCGGCATGGGATTGTTTAACTCTATGCAACAGACGCCATCGCCTGAGAGCAACGCCAGGCAAGGCTGGCTTTAGCAACATATCAGGCATGTCAGATTCCGAGAGAATGGCGGGTGGGCCAGGCTGAACAACGCAAGGAAACCCTTCAACTCGCGGGCCTCTTTTCTGCACCAGGATAGTGCGCCAGTCCCATGGTGGTCCCAT